CAAAAGACACGGCAATCAAGAATCTAAAGGGCACGCGAACCACTGTTACCAATACACTTGACCCTGGTGTGAAGTTCGATGTGGTGATGATAAACTGTGAAATCGTTTCCAATGTTCGAGGACCAGACTTTCAACTTGACAATACAATAAGAACATACTATAATCTATTAGAGACTGGTGGTATCTTTTGTGGAAACGATCACGATAAGGATTACACAAAGGAAGCATTAGGAAAGTTTCGCAGAACAGATAAGATTGGAACTCCAATACTTATCGCAAATAGGTCAACATGGTTTTGGATTAAGCGATGATACATACACTCCCTGTCAAGACAATACGTAAATACAAACCAGAGCATTTCATAAATGAAAGAACTCAAGAAAACATCGACAAGAGGAGAATGTTTATTCCCTTTGGGTCTGATGGTTCACCCGCGATTTCACTTGATAAGGTATGCGCTATCGTTGAAAAGGTAGAACTTGTAAACGAAGATATTATGGTGTCTTTTAGAGTTTATAGTTCTCAATCAGAAGGTGCACAGATGGGAACTCCTTGTGGAAAGATTCTACAGGAATTGATTGATGCTGGAGCAAATCTAACTCTATACCCATGCGGAGTTGGGTCGGTAAAGGACGGAGACGTGGTTGGTGATGACTACAAATTTGCATACTTTTATATAGGTTCAGAAGCATGAAGACAGCATTAGTATTAGGCGCCGGTGGGTTCATCGGCAACCACATGGTGAATCGACTCAAGAAAGAGGGGTACTGGGTTCGCGGAGTGGACTTGAAGTTACCAGAGTTTCAGGAGACAAAGGCAGACCACTTTGTTATTCGTGACCTACGTGATGCCCGAGAAGTCAAAGAACTGATCGGTTATGCAGGGTCATGCAGAAATCCACATGAGACCTGGGCATTGCAGTTTGATAAACCATTTGATGAAATCTATCAGTTTGCCGCAGACATGGGTGGTGCAGGTTATATCTTCACGGGTGAACATGATGCTGACGTGATGCATAACTCTGCAACAATCAATTTGAATGTGTTGGATGCGGTTCGTGAACACAACATCAAACATAATTTTAATCCTTACATAAAGGATTCATCACCGTCTCCAAAAATCTTCTATTCATCATCGGCATGTATCTATCCAGAAGAAAAGCAGACAGACACAAACAATCCTGGTCTGAGAGAGTCAGATGCATATCCAGCACACCCAGATTCAGAATATGGATGGGAGAAACTATTCAGTGAAAGACTCTACTTATCATACCATCGCAACTATGGTATTCCTGTACGTATTGGGCGTTTTCACAATATCTACGGTCCTCTTGGCACATGGACAGGTGGCCGTGAAAAGTCTCCCGCAGCCTTGTGTCGAAAGATTGCCCAAGCAGAACCCCTAGGTGATATAGAAGTTTGGGGTGATGGACTGCAAACTCGTTCATTCCTTTACATCAACGATTGCATTGATGCTGTTCGACTTATGATGGAAAGTGACTTCATTGGCCCTCTGAACATTGGTTCAGAAGAAATGGTGACAATCAAGGGGTTGGTTGATCTTATTGCTTATATCGCAGGCAAACCTGTGGTCATCAAACACATTGATGGCCCGCAAGGTGTGCGTGGACGCAATTCAGACAATAAACTAATTTGGGAGAAACTTCAATGGTGTCCTGCTTATGATCTGAGTGAAGGACTAAGACCAACTTACAACTGGATTCGGGATCAGGTAAATGCCAAATAAGGTACTACAAGAATGGGAATGCCTCGTTGATGAAGTCACCGATGGTATTGTGTATCTGCGTTTGTATGATCTAACAGACAAGACCACAGACACGGAGGTTGCTGAAATACCAATCGAAGGTCTTGGTGATGCTGGTAAGGATTTACAACCAGGCACAATCCTCTACTGGTCAATCGAAGTGACAGAAGATGGCAAAACGTTGTCGATCTTCAAACCTCACAATGTCTATTGGACACAAGAAGAACTTGACGCAGCAAAAGAAGAAGCAGAGAAACTATTTGCACAGTTGGTATGGGAATGAAACTACTTGACAGTGTTTGCCGCGAGAAAATCAAGAACAAGCACATGCTTGTGCCGTGGTGGATTATGGCGGCATATGCATATGATGTGGAAGACGACCCGATTATCAGTGACGAGTTGTTTGACCATATTGCTGATCGCCTAACAAATGAGTGGGACGAGATTGAACACTGGCAGAAGGAACTGCTCGACCGCACCATGCTCAAGAGTAGCATTGCGATTCAAGGCAAGTGGCCAAATCGTGCTATAGACACAGTGAAATATATAAGAAGAAAGTACAAATGAAACTACTTAGACTTGGATTTACAGACACGATTGAACCCTTTGCGGAGTTTTTCATCGAAACTCTCTCACAGGATTATGAGGTTGTGCGCGATGATGCCAACCCCGACTACCTAATCTTTGGAGACAGAAACTTTGGAAATAATAACACCACTTATAACAACAAAAACTGCATCAAGATATTCTACACGGGTGAGAATTGTCGTCCTTGGGATTATCAATGCCATTTTGCTATTACTTTCGACCACTATGATACTGCTAACCATTACAGGCTACCACTCTATGTGATCTACGATTGGGACAACAAACGCAAGGGTGTTGCCAATATCAAAACTCGATTTGAAGCAAAACAGAACCGCGAGTTTCTGAAAGGATATGACGACAAAGGATTCTGTTCTTTCATTGTCAAGAATCCTAGTTGTGGAATGCGTAACGACTTCTTTCATAAACTCTGTCAGTATAAGAAGGTTGACTCGGCTGGTCCTCTGTTCAACAACACAGGAATCAAACTAGATCATGGCGCCAATGCGGTTCAAGAGAAGTTGGCGTTCCTGCCCAAGTATAAGTTTAGTCTCTGCTTTGAAAACGCATCGCATCCTGGATACGTTACAGAAAAACTCTATGAGGCGTTGGTTGCCGGAACTGTGCCGATCTATTGGGGTAGTCCAACCGTTGCTCTGGACTTCAATCCAGATACGTTTCTCTCTTGGCACGACTACCAAGATGACGATAAGTTCATTGAAGCAATCAAGGAAGTCGATAAGAGTTACGCAACATTCAGATGGATGGTAACGGAACCAATGGTATTCACGACAAACAAAGCATTAGACCTGAATCGTTTTCGCTTCTGGTTCAGCAAGAACGTATATAAAGGAGTTCTAAATTGACAGACATATTACCAGTAGTATTTTTTGCGATAGCAATGTGCATTGTGCTTGCTGCCTACTTTTCCGATAGATGGGCAAAGAAAGAAGAGGAGAAGTTCATGACTCCTGAGGAATTTTACGCAGACTGTGATGGTGATGCCGTGAAGATGATCGACAAGTTTTTAGTGGATTACAACCGAAGAACCTTTGGTGAACTTTTCTATATGCAAAAGCAAGTAATCGAAGAACAGAGAAGATTGCTTGAACAAATAAAGGACGAACGAAAATGACCGATGAAGGAGTGGTTTGGATTCTTATCGTTCTGTGTATTATTCTGTTCGCAGGCACACCAGACCTACATGACGCAATCATAGAATGGATGAGGACTTGTAAATGAGTGACAGCATGATTCAATCACTAACTGAAGGTGTTCGGTTTAACGAACACAAAACAAAAACAGAAGAGTGGTATGTCGGAAATGCCAAGAGATATATTGGTATGGTGGAGTTGATTATGGAGCATAAAAAAAATGAATAAAGCACTTATTATAACTCCCACTGGTTGCGCACCGTTCTTTGATGACGAGTTCGACAAGGAGAACCACTGGACATTCAAAAAACCAGGACGTTCGTTTGAGACCTGCGCGATCATCTTCAACGATTATAATCCTTTACCAGAACAGTTTGATCGTCGAGAACACATGAAAGGTCGCAAGTGGGCAATGCTTCCTAGAGTGGCAGCAGCAATCAATTGGCAAGAATATGACTATATCGGCTATTGGGACGATGATTATTGCACGGATATTCAGTCTGTGGAATTGGCATTGAAGATTGCTCGCGAAAATGACATGAGAATGTGTCAACAGAGCTTGACAAGTTGGACGGTTTACCCTATACTTACACATAACCCGCAATTTATTTGGGCGGAAACAAACTTCATCGAACTTGGTGTGCCTCTCTTTCGGAATGATATTTTCCGAAAGGTATTACGGTTTTTCCAGGACTATACTCCGGGTGAGGCGGAATGGGGAATGGATAAGGTCATGTGCTACTACCTTCAAGCAACCGCGCATGTGATCCACGCATCCAAAATCAAGCATATGCGGCGCGAGTCTTACTATGACAAGACCAAGGCATTTGCTGAAATGGACCACCTGATGAAGGACTGGTTCCCCAAGTACATGAAAGAGAAGTTCAATCATGATTATGAATATACAGACCAGCAGATTATGTATAGAGCATTGACAACAGGACATTATGAAACATGAAACTAAGTGATATTCAGGCAGTCTCGGCGCTGAACTTTGCAATGAGAAATACCCAAGAACAAATCGAAGCAATAGACAGTGCATCCTACAAGAAGGGTGCCATGGTTACGTTGTGGGATAAGGACTCGTTGAATCAGTTTAGTTTCACTGTTGACCTTGACGATGCCTTTTCTGAGTCTCTGAAACAGGCACTAGCAGAACGGATCGAGTCAATCAAGGAGCAGATCAAAACTTATGGAGTGGAAGTATAATGTTTTACTATCAGTGCAGACTAGAAAAAGATACTCCTGACGGCATCGTTATGGAGACAGCATGGATTGAGTCCAAGGGTGCCAAAGAAGGCAATCGTGTGGAACTCATTGGTCAAGAAGGACTATGGGACGTCAAAGTGGTATGTCAACCTCCCATGAAAAAAACTGACATACATAATCACAAGGCCGCAAATGGTCTCAAGTCATTACATTTTTCGAGGTAATTATGAAAACATTATTTGAACCGCACGGTCTTCTATTAGATTTGGAAGCGATATACGGTGAGGAAAAAGCAAAGCAAGAGTTTCTTGTTTTGGTTTTGCAGAATGCTCTGGAAGAAAAGCAGTTTGTTGAACAGACAGAAGTTTTGAGTGCATATTCGACACTAAAAGAAAGTCCAGAGTACGCAAAAGAAAAGCAGCGTCGTGCTGATAAACTTGTTGAAGTTCGGAAGCAAATGGGTGCTGTATGACAGTCGCGGCATTTTTATATGATAACTACTATTGCTGGAGTCCAAAACAGTCCTTTGCTGGCATCTTTGCTACTAAGGAGATTGCGAAAGAATCTGTGAAAGGTGGCCGTTGGGAAAACCAAAATCTCGAAACTTTTGATCTACAGACGTATGAGTTCAACCGTTATGCATGGGACCCTATCTATGAGCATAAGGAAGATAGAGAGACCAAGAAGCAGTATTTCAAACTGAAATATAAAAACGGCGGCAATGCTCCAGAGCCTGAATGGGTGGAAGCAGAAATGAGAAGTTGCAACAGTGATAAATTGAGCCTAGAATCACAGGCAAAGTTTGATGCAGGATATTGGAGATAGAATGACAAAAAGAGTATTACTAACTGGTGCATGTGGGTTTATTGGACACCACATTGTTGACCTGTTTCTAAAAAAGACTGACTGGGAAATCGTTTCCTTGGATCGTCTCGATTATTCAGGTAACCTCAACAGACTTGACGAGGTTGTTTCTGCTTATCCCAAAGACGTTCAGAAACGAGTCAAGATTGTCTTTCATGACCTCAAAGCTCCAATCTCCGACATAACAAAGAACATCATTGGACCGATTGATATTATCCTTCACTTGGCTGCGGCCTCACACGTGGATCGTTCTATTTCACATCCCATGGAGTTTGTGCTGGATAATACAGTCGGTACAGTTCATCTTCTGGAATATGCTCGAACACTCAAGAACCTTGAGAGGTTGATATACTTCAACACCGACGAAATCTTTGGCATCGCACCTCCTGGTGTAGCATACAAAGAACGTGATCGTTACAACTCAACCAACCCCTACTCTGCTTCAAAGGCAGCAGCAGGTGAGTTTTGCGTTGCTTACGAAAACACGTATCGTTTGCCCATCTTCATTACCACAACGATGAACGTCTTTGGTGAGCGCCAGCATCCTGAGAAGTTCATTCCAAAGTGTATCAAAAACATTCGCGATGGCGAGAAGATATATATTCACAGTGATGCCACGAAGACTATTCCTGGATCACGATTCTATATCCACGCAAAGGATGTGGCGGAAGCAATGCTTTTTCTACTTTCGTTGAATCAAGAACAACTCAAGGTTGTCAACACACCAGACTATGGTGGCGCCAAGTGTCCGAAGTTCAACATCGTCGGTAAAGAAGAAATCAACAATCTACAGATGGTGAACATACTTGCAGCAGCACAAGGAAAACAAGCAAATTATGAACTTGTTGACTTTCACACTTCTCGTCCTGGACATGATTTGCGCTATGCTCTTGATGGGAGTTATATGAAGTCACTTGGATGGGAACCAAGAATATCACTAACGGAACGATTGAAAGAGGTGAGTGATTGGTCACTTGCTCATAAAGAATGGATTGAAATCTAATGGGCTTTAAGTTTATTGAAGAAGACACCTTTCTTGAATATCAGTTCAAGCAAGTGAGTCACAGTTCGGACAAGTGGAAACCCTACTTTGCCGTATATGAAAAACACCTTGAGTGGTTCGGCATTGACCCTTTTACTCTTGTGGAAGTGGGTGTTCAAAAGGGTGGTTCCCTTGAACTATGGGCAGACTTCTTTCGAGAGAACGTCACTGTCATTGGTGTTGACATTGATCCTGAATGTGCAAACCTCACGTATCCAGGATACTCAAACATATCAGTCGAAATTGGCGATCAAGGCGATCCCAAGTTCTGGGATGACTTTCTGAGCAGACACCCCAAGATTGACGTGTTCATTGATGACGGTGGACATTTTTGTGATGCACAGATCACCACATTTGAAAAGGTGTTTCCTGCGTTGCCGATGAACTCAGTCTATATCTGTGAAGACTGCCATACTTCATACATGCCTTATAACGGCGGTGGTTACAAGTATCCCAAGTCATTCATTGAGTATGCCAAAACATACATTGATGTTATCCATCAGGACTGGTGGAAAGAACTGGATACTGAAATGGAAAAGAGGAAGTCAATTGCAAAAGACTTGACTTCTGTTCACTTCTATGATAGTATGGTTGTATTCGAAAAACGTGGTAAGAAGGAAATGACTCGTGTTTTCCCAAACAAATTTATTGAAGCTTGAAGAATGCCTGGCGTGTGGTTCAGAGCATCTAATTCCCACTCTCGATTTGGGAAACCAACCTCTAGCAAACTCCTATAAGGACTCACCAGATCAAGTACAGGAAGAGTTTCCTTTGGCGATCAATCGCTGTAAGGATTGCTTCCATGTGCAGTTGACACATGCGGTAAACCCAGAACTCATGTTCAAGGAGTATCTGTATGTGAGTGGCACGTCTCACACTATGCGTGAGCATTTCAAGTGGTTTGCAAACTATGCTGTGGAGACATATAGACTCTATAACCAAAGACGAGAACCATTCAATGTGCTTGACGTAGGTTGCAACGATGGTTCGCAACTTGAGGAGTTTCATAAGATCCATGTTGATCCTTGGGGTATTGATCCCGCAGAAAACCTCTATCCTATTTCCTCTAAGAAGGGACACATTATCAAAGATTACTTTGGTATGGATTGGATAACCCGCGAGAATCCTGGTGTGTTCGATATTATCACAGCACAAAACGTCTTTGCGCACAATAGCGATCCTATAGGATTTTTGCAAGCAGCACGAAACATTATGACTGAGGACACACTACTGTTTGTGCAGACTTCACAGGCAGACATGATACTCAACGGTGAGTTTGATACGATCTATCACGAACACATTTCGTTCTACAATATCAACTCAATGAACGAACTGTGTAAACTAATGAATCTGCATCTGGTTGACGTAACCAAATGCCCACTACACGGCAACAGTTATGTGTTTGTGATTAGTCTGAACCCCAAGCACGCAAGACCCGCAAACATTGCAAACCTCATTGATATGGAACGCAAGGCGGGCCTGTACACCGACGAGACATACGAAAAGTATGCTGCAAGGTGTGCCCAGATCAAGAAAGAACTACAGGAGTTGGTGCCTCGTCTTGGTAGTCTTGAAGCAGGGTTTAACATTGTGGGGTATGGTGCTGCCGCCAAGGGCATGACTCTACTCAACTATGCAGGCATCAAACCAGATTTTATCATTGACGATAACCCATTGAAGCAGGGCAAATATACACCTGGGTCGAATGTGCTTATCACGTCGATTGATAAATTGGACGAGTTGGAGTCAACGACAGTTTTCATTCCTCTGGCATGGAACTTCTTTGACGAGATTCGTTCACGTATAAAACTACGTCGAAACAGAAACGACGATTTATTTCTGCGATACTTTCCTAAGGTGGAACTTGTAGTATGACAAAAGTTTACGAAACACAAGAAGAAGAAATTGAGGCACTGGAAGACCTTGAGTCTCGGATGTTTAGGTTCAATCAGAACCTCCGTAATGCAAAAACCCCATTTGATATCCAGCAACTGCGCAAAGAACTCCTTGGGATCAGCAGCTTCTTCATCGAATCGTGTCCCTATGAGGACCTGATTGGAACTGCAAAAGAACTCTATGCTGAGATTGATCGACAGATCACCGAAAAGGAAAAGGAATTTGCGAATTGAGCAAGATTTGTTATTATCACGTATACCTGTCTGATGACATGGGCACCTGGTCTCACATGGTCCTTGAAACGATGAAGGCAATGGAAGACTCAGGTCTTCTACTTGCTCTTGAAAAGATCAAGGTCACTTGTGTAACGCAGTTTGATGGACGAGAAAAGTTGTTCTCACACCTCATGCACTCGGACTGGAATGTGCCTGGCACATTGGACATTGATATTGATTTCGTCAAGAATCCCTGGGCAAACGATCAGGAAATGCTTGCAAATATCGAAGACCCCAAGACGATCACCGAGAACTATACCTACTGTAAAATGTATGATGACGCCTGGGAATCACCCAACAATGAGTTTCTGTACATTCACACAAAGGGTATCACCTCAACAGACAATCTACTGAGACGAGGCAACGCCCAAGGTTTCAAGAGATACTACTACTGGAGGCAATACCTACAGTGGGGTGCGATTGAAAACTGGGAGAAGTGTAGCAATGGACTATCCCAAGCAGAAGTTGCTGGTGTGAACTTCTATCGTGATCCTTCACCACATTTCAGTGGTAGTTACTGGTGGGCAAATAGCATGTACCTAACTGCATTACCCAACCCAGCAACCAAAGACTGGTGGAAGAAACTCAAAGCAAAAACCAATGACGAGTGGTTGAAGAATTGTTCCGATAGGTTCCGCGATGAAATGTGGTTGCTGTGTCCTAAGGATTGTTGGGATAGAGACGGAGACACACAACCACAACGAGTCTTCAATCTAAACCCACTACCACAGAAGTACAACCCAGCAGCAGTAACTTTACCAAGAGCCTACTATGAGTAACTTTATCGAATTGACTAACGACGAAGACGGTGAAAAGGTCTCACTCAACAAATATCATGTAACGTCCTTCGCACCATTCCCAAACGGAAAAACGTGTTACGTCACATTCAGTAACAACAGAATTTTGATCGCACGAAACACCTACAACCAAATAAAGGAAAAGTTAAATGCAGACAAGTGAAATCCTAGAGACTCAGTTCGTGCAGCGCGCCTATGATGGGTACTGGGAGAAGGTCGTCAAGATCATGGACCATGACAATGCCTATACGCACGTTGCCGAGAGTGGCAACAAGATCACTCTCACACCCGAAAAGTGGGTGACTGTCGCAGTCTATCCGTTTCTGATGGAGATTGTGTAATGGCAGAGAAGATCGTTCTGGTCAAGTTTATCAACGGTGAGGAAATTCTTGCTGAGTTGGTATATGACCTGTCAGACACATTTATTCGAGTAAGGAATCCTGTGCGCGTTGTCTTGGTTCCAAGCAAGGTTGATCCAACTCAACCAAGCATTGGATTCGCACCATGGTGTGAGTTCTCAGCAGCCAAAGACCTTGAGATTTACAAGACCTCAGTGGTATACATGACTGAACCAGTTCAAGAGTTCAAGAATCAATACAACACTATGTTTGGTGGCATTGTGGCACCATCTACAAAACTTATCCTACCGGGGGCTTAATGAGTAAAACCTTCTATACTAGCGTCGCGACTTTCGGTTCAAAAATCCTTTATCGTGGTGTGGAGAATGGAAGGCGCATACGGCAGAAGATTGAATACCAACCCACACTATTTGTACCATCATCTAATCCAACCGAGTTTCGAACCATTCACGGAGATTATGTCAGGGAAGTAAACCCAGGCACTATCCGTGAATGTCGAGACTTTGTAAAACAGTATGATGGTGTCAGTGGGTTTCAGGTTCACGGCAATCAGAAGTACGAGTACCAGTTCATATCCGACAACTTTTCGGAGGGTGTGGACTGGGATCGTAACTACGTTCGTGTTTGCAACATTGACATTGAGGTGGGCTCGGAAAATGGATTTCCTGAGCCCGCAACTGCTTATGAGCCCATCACCGCGATTACATTCAAGACCCAAGACAAGTTCATTGTCTTTGCCTGTGGTGATTACGTCAATCACCGCAGCGATGTGCGTTACGTAAAATGCGTTGACGAAGTTGATCTTATCAAGCGGTTCATTGACGAATGGTCTGGTGACTATCCGGATGTCATCACTGGTTGGAACGTCAAGTTCTTCGATATTCCCTACCTAATCAATCGCATCGTTCGAGTCCTAGGTGAAGACTGGGCAAAGAGAATGTCGCCTTGGGGTTACTACGCTGAGCGTTCTGTGATCCTCATGGGACACGAAAACCAGACGTATCTGATCCTAGGCATCGGCGTCTTCGATTACATCGAACTCTATCGTAAGTTTGCTTCCGGAGGAATGTCTCAGGAGTCATACAAGCTTGACCATATCGCACACGTTGAGGTTGGTGAACGCAAGTTGTCTTATGAGGAATATGGCAACCTTCATCGCCTGTACATTGATAACTTCCAGAAGTTCATCGAGTATAACATTCGAGACGTTGAACTCGTTGAGAAGATTGACGACAAGTTGAAGTTGATCGACCTTGCTCTGACCCTCACCTATGACAGTCACTCAAACTATGATGATGTGTTCATGCAGGTGCGGATGTGGGACAATCTGATCTATAACCATCTACGTAAGCAGAAGATCGTGGTGCCACCTAGTGAGCGTCACCGAAAGAAGTCTCAGTATATCGGTGCCTACGTCAAACCACCACAAGTGGGTATGCACCATTGGATTGCATCTTTCGACTTGAACTCACTGTATCCGCATTTGATTATGCAGTTCAATATCAGTCCGGATACGTTCATCGAACCTGAGGACTACAATCAGGGTATGAAAGACTTCCTAAAGACGCAGAAGATCACCATTGATACGATGCTTGCCAAGGAGGTTGATACATCCAAGTTGAGAGACTTTGGTGCGACGATCACACCCAATGGGCAGTTCTTTACACTTTCGCGCAAGGGATTTCTATCCCAGATGATGGAGGATATGTACAATGACCGAACAACATACAAAAAGAAAGCAATTGAGGCAAAGAAACAAATTGAAAAGGAAAGCGATGCAGGCAAGCGCCAAGAACTTGAAAAGCTCGCAGCACGCTATAACAATCTTCAGCTCGCCAAAAAAGTCTGTCTGAACTCTGCTTACGGCGCCCTAGGTTCGGAATACTTCCGTTTCTTCGACGTTCGACAAGCAGCAGCAGTCACAACGGCGGGTCAGTTGGCCATTCAATGGATCGAGAAAAAGTTGAACGGTTATCTAAATACGCTGTTAGGCACAGACAAGGATTACGTTATTGCCTCAGACACGGATTCAGTTTACCTTAACCTTGATGAACTGGTACGCAAGTCGATTACACAAGACCGTAAAACTCACGACCCAAAGCAGATTATCGCCTTCTTAGATC